AAGAGCGTGGACGAATGCAACTTCCGGGAGATTCTGTCCAGCCATAAGTCTGTAATACTCTGCTTTCAGATACTGGGTTTTTGTATCTGGGAAAATGGTGTCAAGAATACCTGGTCTTTTAACGCTGAAATTCTGAGAAAAGTTAAGTCTTTCTTCTTGGGTAATTGATTCCAAAATATTAAATGGCATTTGTCATACCTCCTTAAAATACTGGGTCTTCTGTGACTACAAAAACAATTCCGGATTTTTCAAGCTCTGTTTTTGCAGTAGTGTCAACTGTTACTGGAAGTCTTTTTTCGAGAACACGGCCTGCGACGATCACGGAAATTGGCCTCTTTGTATCATCTGTCATATCAACATCTTCAAATACAATGCCGATTGCGCCTGTTGCATTTGTTGGATATACGGAACCTGCTTTAATAATTTTCTTAGTTCCAACTGTTTCAGCATTTGTTTGATCTGCTGTGTAGGTTTTAAGTACAAGTCCGACCTCGGATTCAAGAATATTTGGAGTGGACTCATACTGCTCTGTTTTCATAAAAGCCATTTTTATATCTCCTTTACTTAAATATTTACAGGGGCGTTACCGTCCACTGATTTAGTTTCCTGGTTCTTTTTTGCTGAGTAAGCTTTTGCAAATTCAGCAGCATCACTTTTTACTGTAGCTTTCCCACCGCTACCACCGCCCGGATTCGGAGTGTTTTCCAATGCTTCCTTCTCCCAAGCTGCTTTTGCGGTATCAAGTGCTGTTTTATTTGCTTCGGAAACTCCCTTAACAAAAGTTTCGACTTCTTTCATTGCATCTTCTGGTTTCTCATACAATGCAGATGCGTATGCTTTAATAGCACTCGCGTATGTTTCGGTTGAAAGTCCTGCATTTGCGAACATAGAAGTAATTTCACTGGTAAGGGCTTTTTTGTTGGATTCTGCAAGCGCAGCTTTCAAATCAGCTAACTCCTTATCCACTGCTTCCTTTTCTTTCTTGCGTTCAGCTTCTAGCCGTTCTGCTTCGGTCATGTTCTGCTTTTTCAACTCTTCCAACTCTTTTTCCAGGGAATCTGCTTTTTCAGCTTTTTCCTTCAGAGAAACATTTTTGTCTTTCTCTTTCTTAGTTTCAGCAGAAATAGAATCAAGAAGCTTAGAAACCTGTTCCTCGGAAGGTTCTGCAACTCCCATACCGATAAGTGCCTGTTTTGCCTGTTCTCTTGTCATTGAAATCTCCTTTCTTCCAGTCCAATACGCTTTTTCAACACGGTTCGCTCCGCACATGGTCTGTACCCGATTTACGCTCACGGGCTGTTGCAATTTATTTGATTTTGGGTATTAAAAAAGAAGCCTTAGATTTCTCTAAAACTCCTTAAATAATCGAAATTTGGTTCATTCTTCGTTAGATGGAGAATTTGCCATTGGTTCTGTTTTGGACGGATTTTGAAACTTTCCGTCAAGTAATTGCTGTGCTTTCTGCATTTCCGCTTCCGGGTCTGCCAGTTCCGGGTAAATAGTTCCCAGATACGGTAAACTCATTTCGTAGACTTTCTGCGGATCACTAAATAAACCGCAAGTAATCAGTGCAATAAGCGGATGAATTTTATTTTTAAACAGATAATCGAGTGCCTGTGCTTTTACAAGCATATTGTCTGTTGGGTTTCTGGTTATCTTTACATCAAAATCTCTGGTTGAGATATTAACATCATTTGATGTACCACGGATAATATTCAGAATAATTCTAGCAGATTCCTTTTCAGCTTCCTTGGTGAATGCTTCTACCAATTTTGCATCTCTTTCTGCGAAGTCCCATCCATTACGAAGGTATACAGCATTTCCTGTATCACCTCCGCTATTGCTTTGGCGGTTTGGCATTGCTTCCACAATCAGCATGTTATTGTAGATATCATCCTTTGCAACCTGGCTCTCTGATTGATTCAATTCAGCGGTCATCAGTTCAACATCTGACTGACAGCCATTTCCAGTATCTTTTACAGAGATGGCACCAAGTTTTACCATTTTCAAAAACTCGTTTTCATCTACCTCGCAGTTCTTGAACTTCATAAAGGCTTGCACAAACTGTTCAACGCCATTTAATCTATCAGACTGGTATTTGTTAATTGCATCAAATAAGGTGATTGCAATTTCAACATCTGAAAGCCTGTCATGATTATTCGGGCATTCAACAATAGGAATTCCTCCAAAACCGTTGATGCCATATTCGGTTACTTTTCCATTCGTGATTTTGAAAAACTGTTTCTTTGAATAGCATAAGTAGTATTGTTGCTCATCTTCATCCTTCAAAATCTGAACGGACAGCATTGGTTTTCCGTTCCTCTGCGAATATACAATGTAACAATCACCAGGATACGGAATAAAGATTCTAAACGGCGGTAAATCTCCGTTTTCTGTCCAGTCCTCTTCTTTCAGAATAGCCTTATAAGAAGTTCCTGTTGCACTTTGGTATATTGCTCTCTGGATGTTTCTTGCATCTGCATTGGCTTCATCCAGATAATCATTCAGCAAATCAACTTGCTCATTTATTTTTTTGTCTGCATTTTTCTTTTTACATACATATTGGATTGGTTCCCCGCAAATCTGTCCAGCTTTAAATTTTACAGTTTCAAATGCGTGATTTTCAACCACTCTGTTATTAACTTCTGGACGTACTATTTTATTTCGATACAATATCGGCTGATCACCTTTCATGTACCGATACAAGTAATCAATCAATGTTCGATTTCTATTTTACTACATTTTGTGGAGTGATTCGGTCAACGCCTGTGTAGGCTACTTTTCGCCCGAAATCACCTCGGCATAAATCTACAAAATTCATTGTATTTCTCACGAGCCGAACCATCCTTTCTGCAAAATAAAAAGCACTGGATGTTTTAATCCAATGCTCTACTTTATATTCTACACATATTAAAAGTATTTTTCAGTATACTTCGGTATCATCTTTCGAAACCTTTTATCTTTTTTATTTCTGCTATGGCTTTTAAATGCTTTTTTTTAATGTGAATCTCTGAATAACCCATCTCATCTGCAATGCGAACCAAAGATTTGTACTCAACATAGTGCTTAAATAATATGTCATATAGTAATGGATCTTCAACCTGTTCTATGGTTCGGACTATTTCTTGTCTTTTTTGTAAAAATTCAGATATCATTTCTGAAATCTCTTCTCGCAGATCAAA